GGCTCGTTCTCCACACCACCTGCAGTGATGATACCACCATAACGGATATTAGCAACCGACAATCGCTCAACACCGTCTGGATGTCGCACGATGTACATACCTTCTGCTTTTCCTCCAAATCTCTCCAAAGGGACCAACGGGATCAAATTTTTGCGCACAGGTGCATGGATCACTTCCACTGCCAAGATATCAGAACCGGGCACTTGGTACGTGCGAACACTATCTGCTGGAAAACTGATGTTGGCCGTGACATCAAAAGCGTTAGACTCGAACACCATCGTAATCTCGCTTCCTTCAATCCAAGCATGCTTGTTGATCAGATAAACGCGCGAACTAATACACAACATACGTGTGTGCATAACGCGATTCGTCAACATACCCTTCTTCTTCAGTGTGGCATACGCAGTGTTCCACTTGACTTTCGAATGGATGTTATCCCACGACATACCAGCCCACGAAGCTGACATATCGGAGACAGAAAATCTGACTTGCTTGGTATCGTGATCAGACCACACGTTCTCATATTCTTCAACATGAGGTTCAGGTGCACGCACACTTACTTGTGGTTCGAGATCTTTCACCTTGCGGTCCTTCTTCTCAAACTTCGGGCGCACTCGCTGCAAAGCCAAATACGTCACTAGAGAGATGGAACACAAAGCCGCAATGCGCACAAGATATGGATGCCTCTTATACATTCGGTCAATCCGGAACGCTCCCAACTTGGCAATCTTGGCAAATTCCTTTGGTGCCCACTTGACGAACAGAGAGAACATCATGGATCGCGTCATCTTGCATATCAGCAACTTCGTGGCCACCCATCTCCCCATCTTGTAATCGACAAGGAAATGAAGGATCCACTGCGTCACAAACGAAATCCACCACGTGAATTGCAACGGCGTGTGCTCAGCACGCACAACATCGAAATAGTCAGTAGTCACATCATGGGCCGCATGCACGTCAACTTGCAGGATGGCAGGGTTGAAATCGGCTTCTTCTTTCAGTCTAGCCTCACGAGCCCCACACCACATCAGTGTGAAATTTGGGCCTCGGTGAAGATCGACTTGACGCGCATCGAATCTTGCA